TTCCTCCTCCACATGTTAGTTATGAACCATTTATGCCAGATGGCTCTGTAAACGGAGGAAGTGGTGAGATACTGTATTCGATTACAATTAATCAGGTTAATGATTATGATCTTAACACAGGTTTGGCCACTGCTCAAACACAACTCGAACCCACTGGATACACCGGTAACCCAGATATTAAAATAGTGGGTGAAACCACTATTTTTAGGGCAATTACGTGCACCAGTTATTTTAAGCAAGGTAAGTTCACGCAAAGGCTAGTAGGAGCTATTAAACTGGATAACAATGATCCAGCAAAGGTTGAGCAAAAGAAAAAGGTTGAGCAAAAGGTCAAGCCTGCGCCTAAGATTGTGGATTATGGTGATGAGACCAAACGATTACAGAAACGTCATACTGAGGAGCTACCACCACCACCAGCTGGGCCCGCGCCTGGCGCGGCCGGATCACCCGGAACCGCAGCAGCGGCGGGTATGCTAGGGGCTTTCAGTCACTGGAGGCCGAACTCTCCAGGTTTAGCAAAGATCATTGATGAACAACGCAATCCCCCCCGGTGGACCCTGGATCGATATCTGCGACTGCATAAGGCTCCCATCGATGCAAAGAACAAGACGGTAGATGTGACTAACGATCCTCTATTTAAATAGGTACAATACCATGGAAAATAATGAAAAAACAGCAGGCGTACCCAAAAATTATACAGCAGAACGAGGCGGTTCCCCCACACAACCGGGCATGTATATTGGTGAAGTTCGTCAGGTTACAGACCCCACTCACAGTGGAGTGGTCAGGGTCTGGATCAAAGACTTTGGTTCGTCAGATGATAAAAATTCCGATAATTGGAGATCAGTAGCTCCCGTGAGCCCATTTTACGGCACTACCAATCCTCAAGGTGAACAAGACACCGGCGAAGGTTCTTATATCAATAACAAGCAAAGCTACGGTATGTGGTTCACGCCACCAGACATAGGAACCAAGTTAATTTGTTTTTTTGCCTCAAGCGATTCAAATTCTGGATTTTATCTTGGCTCCATAGTTGAGGCCGGAATCAATCATATGTTGCCGGCCATTGGCGCCACGCGCAACTTTACACTAGACGAAAGTCAGAAGAATTATCTTTCAAATACTCCTAGATTGCCTGTGGTAGAACTCAACGAAGATAATCAAAAATTATCAGAAAATCCCAAGTTTTATGATGGTAAGAAGCCTGTACATTCAGTAATAGCATCCACAATGTTTCAGCAAGGCATAATTAAGGATCCTGTGCGTGGTGTGATTGGTTCCAGTGCTCAACGAGAAACCCCAAGCGCATGCTACGGTATCAGCACACCTGGACGTGCTATCTACCAGGGTGGCATGCAAGATAAAGATATTTTGCAAAGGCTAGAATCAGGTGCATTGACTTTGCAAGATACCAATGTAATTGGACGCAAAGGCGGCCATACCTTTGTTCTAGACGATGGAGATTTATCGGGCAATGATGCTTTGGTGCGTATTCGCACCGCTAAAGGACATCAGATTACCATGAGTGATTCTGGTGATTGTTTCTTTATTATACATGCCAATGGATCCACATGGATGGAGTTTGGCAAAGAAGGCACTGTGGATGTTTTTTCAACCAACTCTATTAACCTACGTAGTCAAGGTGATATTAATTTGCATGCAGATAAAGGCATCAACTTGAATGCTAGCACGATCAATATCAAAGGTAAGGAGGTTTTGGCTTTTGAATCTAAGTCCATATCGGGTAAAGCCGAAAAATCCCTAGTGTTGTTCAGTGAAAGTTATGTGGGCGTTAGATCTGATGGCACATTGAGTCTTAAAGCCGGTAAATCAGGCACATGGGATGGCGGCAGCAATATGGTATTGAGTGCAGGATGTATTTCTCTCAATGGTGGAAAGGCAGCTGATGTTTCCGTCCCTAGAAAAATTCTCACGCAAAATCTTCCGGATACTAAATTTGCCCCCAACCTAGGATGGGAAATAGAAAATGGTAAGATTGAAACCATTGTGACCCGAGCTCCCACGCACCAACCTTATGCTCTCAATGGGCTTGGTATCGCTACCAATACAGATGTGAATAAAAATGCACCAAGCGTCACATCTGAAGAAATTACTGAACGCATCGACAGTGATGAGGTACAAAATACCGAGATAACCCCTATAGAGACTGAAGATTATGAAAACCAAGCTAGAGCAGACAGCAGTGTAGGATCTCTTGATGATGCTCAAGTCACTGCCATGTTGGCACAAGATCATAAAGACGCCGGCCAAGGTGCAAACGACATCAGTGAGCGTGGTATAGGACGGCATGCATCAAATACCCAACAACTTGAAGAGGCAGGATATCTCAAACCAGGTACAAATGAATTCTATCTAGACGGTAACAGTAACACTACAACTGAAATATTAAGTGATCCGTCGGTGTGGACTGGAAAAGGAGGGGTCAACGACATGTCTACATTTTTGGGAGATACCAATTTGCAAAACCAGGTTCAACAAGATATTTACCAAAAAGCATTTACAGATTTAAAACAGAGTGGCATAGTGACTGGACTAGAAGATCCGGCTAAATTGGCAGGCTTAATTAGGGCCGGAGCACAACACGCAACAAAGGATATACAATCGTGGATTAAAGGCAATCTTAGTAATTCGTCTATAGTTAAAAACATAAACGAACTGGTTCGCGGTGGTCAGTATGCAGTGGAATTAGCCAACCAAAAAATCAGTGAATCCATCAAAGGATTTAGCACAGCCGTATTGGGAAGCAGCGGCACTATTAACAGATCCAGTGTGGATGACGCGGTAATGGAAATAATTAATAATGAAAAGGTTAGTCCGCCGATATATACCGAACCCAATATCTATGCATTTTCCTCTAATGAGAATTTAACATATGGTGGTGACGATCCCATCGTGTTGGATAATATCAATCGCGAACGTCAACGTCGGGGCTTGTCGAATCTAGATGAATCTAGTACTAGACCCCTCACCGAGTCAGGTAGACCCCTCACCGAGGCGGAAATAGAACTTAGGCGCCAAGCGGATGAATACAATGCCACGCACCAGGAGCGGCTGGAGCGTGCTCAGCAGCACCGCCGAACCGCTGAATCTTTTCGAACCGCTGAATCTTTTGAACAACGGAGAAAAGAATACACCGATTCGACGCAAGAAACCTATAACAAGATAACTGCAATTCTTAATGCAAATACTACGCCTACTCCTGAAGAACGAGCACAGATACAACAAGACGCTAGAAATAGGTTTTTAGCTCGTCAGGCGGCTCGTCGGGACCAAGCTAATGCTAGCAATGAGTAAGACAGTATGGCTAAAATCTTAAAATAATGTTTAATGTTACTCTTGGGTCATGTGCTTCTTACCGCTATCCTAAAATAATAAATACAACATGACTACATTCATTGGATTTAACACTGTGGATCAATACAAAAAGTTTACTCTGGTAGACTTTGCATTGATCCAACGAGATTTATTAAACTTTTTAAACATTAGACAGGGCGAACTAGTAGGTCGTCCGGCTGTGGGCACAACCATATATAATTTAATGTTTGAACCTCAAACCGAAGAGACAAAAACCCTTATCAAGCAAGAGTTGCAGCGTGTTGTGAGTCAAGATCCGCGTATTCATCTTACCAGTGTTGAATGCTATCCACAACAGAATGGTATCTTGGTGGAATTAGAAATACAAACTGTGCAAAGTCAAACTGCAGAATTTTTATCCGTATTTTTTGATCAACGATCACGCACTGCTTCGTTTATCTAAAACTACTCAGTTTATTCAAACCATAAATACTTCACAGAAGGTATTATGGCCAAAACAATTAGACAAACTTCGATCTTTGGAGTAGAGGATTGGAAACGCATCTATACCACTTATCGTGAAGCTGATCTACAAAGTTACGACTTTGAAACACTTCGCAAGAGTTTTATAGACTATATTCGTCTTTATTATCCAGAAGCTTTCAATGATTACATAGAATCTTCAGAGTTTGTGGCTTTGTTGGATGTCATGGCTTTCATGGGTCAAGCACTGGCCTTCCGCAACGATTTAAATGTGCGTGAAAACTTTCTAGACACTGCAGAACGTAGAGATTCGGTAGTGCAACTGGCAAATCTAGTTGGTTACACACCCAAGAGAAATCAAGCCGCACAAGGATATCTCAAAGTCTTCAATGTGTCTACTACAGAAAACGTAGTGGATTTCAATGGTTCTAATCTCAGCGGTGTGACTGTAAACTGGAATGATGTAACCAATGCCAACTGGTTGGAACAATTTACGGTTATTGTAAATGCGGCTCTAATAGACAGCCAACGTTTTGGCAAACCGGGTGCATCCAAGAATATCCTAGGTGTGGAAACACAGGAATATAGCGTGAATTTAGCGCCAGGATTTTTGCCGGTGATACCTTATACATCCACGGTGGATGGAATAAACATGGATTTTGAAGCAGTCAGTAGCACGTTTCAAAACGCAAACTTTGTTTACGAACCAGCACCTCGTCCGGCGGGTATTTTTAATATGCTGTTTCGTAGAGACAAACTGGGATTTGGCAGTGCCAATACTGGTTTTTTCTTTTATTTCAAACAAGGCGCTCTGCAAAATCAAGACTTTACTCTAGGGGAAAGCATTGCCAATCGCGTGGTTGAAGTAAACGTTGAAGGTATCAATAACGAGGATGTGTGGCTGTATCAGCTGAATGTATTGGGAAATATCGAATATCAGTGGGATAAGAAAGATTCTATCTACACCGCTGAATATCAACAAACGACCTCAGGACCACGCAAGTGCTTTAGCATCACATCTCGTACCAATGATCAGATCAACTTAAACTTTGGCGATGGTGTGTTTGCTGAGATACCATTGGGAGATTTTAGAACCTATGTGCGAACGTCCAATGGATTGCAATACACCATTACCCCTGATGAAATGCAAGCTATCCAAATTTCTCTTGGATATATCAGTCGCACTGGACGAGCAGAAAACATTACGTTTACCTGCGGTCTAAGTCAAACGGTAACCAATGCAAATCCTAGAGAATCTATTGAAGACATTAAGCAACGTGCCCCAGCCCGCTATTACACGCAGAATCGCATGGTCAACGGCGAAGATTATAACAACTTGCCTTACACCTTGTATAGCAACATAATCAAATCAAAAGCAGTGAATCGCTCATCCATTGGAACCAGTCGTTATCTTGACTTAGTAGATGTCACTGGCAAGTATTCATCGACTAATATTTTTGCCAATGATGGATTAATTTGGGAAAACGTGGTAATTCCCAGTTTTACTTTTACCTTTGTTGATACAAATGACATTGCCAACACAATCATCAATGAAGTAGAACCGGTTGTAGCCAGTCGAGGAATGTTGGAGTTTTACTACAAATATTTTTCTAGACAGAACTTAACGTCTTTGCAAATTAAATGGCAACAAAGCACAACCGCTGCCAATGAAACCACTGGATATTTCAAATTCGCAATCAATGACGCGCCTGCTCCCATTGGTCCACAGGCAAGCGACAATAAAAAATACATGACACAAGGATCGTTGATCAAATTTGTGCCACCCACAGGTTATTACTTTGATGCCAACAATAGATTAAAATTAGGTGCACCATCATTGCCCGACGATAAAGTGGCGGTTTGGGCCACTGTGAGTGCATTGGTGTTGGATGGTACCAATTTTGGTGTTGGAAATTTAGCCAGCGGCATTGGTCCTGTGACTCTCAATAACTTTATACCCACCAATGCTATTCCGGTTGAGGTCATACCAAAGTTTGTTACTGATATACCAATCTTGGTGC